TCTAATGTCTCAAGAATAGTTTGAAACTTTCCCGCTAAAACCTTTTCGCCATCTGCTTTTTTAGTTGGATCCTTTAGGGCATTGTTTTCAATTTTATCTATTGCTAATTGTGCTAGCAAATCCTTTATGCCATTTATTTGTGCAAGCTGCTCTGTTTTTGACTGAGCACTATTTCCTGTTGCATTTATAAGTGCAGCAATTCTATCCTTTTCTGCTTGATCTTTATCAAGAATAGCTTGCTGTATAGCTTCTTCTTTCTTAGCATTTGCATCAATTTTATCCTCAGCTTTTTTGAGTTGGGTTTCTTTTGTTAGTTGAGCAATTGCAATATTGGCAGATTCATATGCATCTCTATCTCCACGGGCTAGGGCTGACTGAGCCTCTAGCTTTAACTTCTGTAGCTCAAGCTCAGTATTTTCGCTTTCTACATTAGCACGAAGAGCTTTTTTCTTTTCATCTGCACGATCACGAATTGCTTTAATTTCTTCTTGGATAGCCTTAATTCTTGCCTTAGATAATCCAGCTTCTGTGTTTGAATATTTCTTTACTGCAGCCTCACCCTTTTTAATATCAGTTGTTAACTTATTTGTAGCAGCATTAGCAGTTGCAAGAGATCCAGTGGTGTTGGTATTTGCTTTAGATGAATCTGCAGCTAAAGCTAATGCTTGTTCATAAGCTGCAATTCCCATTGCCTGTTCTGATGTAATACTTTTTAAATCAATATTAACGCCAGCCAATAACACTCTCCACTTGGCATACATTCCAGCAACTGTATCTGTGCTTTTTAATATAGCAGCAAGCTCTGGTCTTTCTTTTTTTAGATTCTCAAGAGCTTTTTCTCCGAGCTGGGTAGTTGTTGCTCCTAGCTTTACAAGCTTTTCATATTGCATTGTCATTGCTTGAGACGCATTAATTGTTTTACCTTGAGCATCTTTTGTTCCAACTAGGGCTGCCGTTGCAGAGTCTAAGCTAGATATTACTGTGTCAATATTAGAAGCAAAAGCTTTTGAATCAACGGTATCAATTTCTTTAAGACTTTCTAATAGTGTTTTTACTATTGCTGTGGCGGCTGATCCCTTATCTGTTATTGCAGTAAATCCAGATGATGTTATAGCGCCCAGGCCTTGGCCAGCTTTATTTGAAGCCTCAATAATTGCATAAATTTTATTTGTTGCATCTTGAGCACTCATTCCAGCAGCAACAAATTGAGCCTTTAAGTTTGCAGCAAGATCATTGACGCTTGACGAATCGATACTATTAAATGTTCCTAGAAGTTCTGGCATTGTTTCTTTTGCAGTCTTTTTTAATTCTTTTAGTTGTGCAATAGTTAATGTTAAACCACCAACACCTGAAGGTGTCATGGATTCATATGCAGACATTCCAGCTTCTTTTTGAAGCTTTAATTGTTCTCTAACATCCTTTATTGAGTTGCCAATATTCTTATATGAAATACCCGCCTCTTTAGCACCCTTTTCAGTAATGCCATTAAGCATAATATGCTCTCTGCGTGTATCCTCAATTCCCTTTTGCCATTTTTGATATCCCTTGTATAGAAGATATAATGTGCCGATTACTGCAGCACCTGGCATCAATCTTGTTAAAAGTCCTGCTGCTTTTCCAGCTAGTGTCAGTGCAGTTTTAAATGCACCTGCGCCTGAATTTGCAGCTTTAAGTAGTGGTAATATTTTTTGAAATGGTAGCCATGGCAGAATGTTTGCTGCCGCCATTATTCCTGTTCCCGCTGTTCCACCAACTTGCTGGCCTAACATGCTTCCGCCCATCATAATACCCATTTGGGCTCCCATGCCCATGCCGCCGCCCTCTGGCCTACTCATCATTCCTTTTCCAAGATAACCTTTTTGAGTTTGAGATTTCATTCCCGCCCTGAAGCCGACAACCCCTTGTTCAAATCCCATCATGTCGTCAACGCTATAGCCCGCGTTCATTAAGTGCAGTGCACCTTCATTTTTTCTTGTTCCAGATTTTGTAACAACAGACTCCCCTGGCTCTAGCAGAGCTGGAACACTATCTCCGCCACCGTACCCGTCGAGCTTTATAACACCATCTTTAAATGGTCTTTGAACAAGACCTTGATTTCTTGCAAAAGCATCAGACCCTAAGCTATTTGTAACACGAACCATAGAGGGCTTGTATGAGCTATCTATTGCACGTACTGAAGCACGATTTAACATTTTCCCAAAGGAGGCTTCGTTCATTGGGCCTCTGTGATTACGAACTTGCTCATTTAATACTATAGCTGCACGTTCTGCAATCTGCTTTGCTACTGCTGGTTTAACTTTTTGATCTTTTAAAAATAGCAACAAGCTCATCATGTCAGATCCTGTAACTTGTCTAAAATCTGCTGCAGTTGCTGTTCCGTCTCTTAGTCCTTCGTTAAAACCTTTTCTGTTTTTGATAAATGTAGTTGGAACAACTTGAAGAGCGTCATGCTTTCTGGTGGACGCTGACATTTGTATTCCATACTCATCATATTGATCTTTTCTTAAAACTGGACTTGAGCCTTGTCTGTCTAGGCCCCTGGTTGCTTTTTCAATTCCTGGGCCGTAGCCATGAACTATATATTCATCATCTTGGCCTACACCCTTTTTTGTTGGAGTAATTCCATATGCTTGCATTTCTGGATCATCATAGACCTTTGATTTTCTTTTAGACAATGTTCCGTAACTTATCCCTGCACCCTCTTGTGCACCCGCCCTTGCAGATCTTCTTTTTGTTGTTTTTAATCCGCCTATTAACTTTGATCTTTGTGCAAATTTTGCTAACATCGCTGCTGCTGCCAACTTGGCCATTGGGCTTGCGTATCCTCCACGGTATCCTACTGTGCCTTCTGAAAATTTCTTTGGCATTGTTGTTTCAATACTATATGGTGCGCCAAATGTTTTAACCCCTAGTCCGCCTGCAATTTTATTAAGTAGGCCCCTTGTTCTTCCTGGGCGAGCAAGCTCTTTCATGTTTGACTTGCCAGACCTGTCCACCACTGGTTGATTTAATAGTGGCACTGAGTTTAAGGCAATAGATCTACCTTGTTGTCCTGCAATATTTGTAGCAGCTATTCCCATTGATGCTTCAATTTGTGCATTTAATGAAATAATTTTTGCTCTAGCTTGATCTATTGTTATTTTGCTTGCTTGCAACTCGGCAACAATTGCTGCTGATTCTGCTGCTGCTTGCTGTGTAAGTCTTGTCATTTCTGGAAGTAGTGCTTGATATGAAGCAGAAAGTTCGTGTGTAATTAATCCCGTTCTACCTACTTCCATCTTTAATGCTTTTATTTCTGCTTCTGATTGCATTGCAAGTGCGCCTGTCATTGAATGCCATTTAGCAGCTTCTGTTGCAACTACTCCAGTTGAGGCCTTGCCAATTCTTGTAAGTCCTGGAACATCTGGCAAATCTGAATTTGCATAAATCTGTGGGTTGTTACCTATTGTCTGATTAACTCTTGGTGCTCCAGGTACAACTCCAAATATTGATTGTCCAGTCTTTTGATCTGCTGTCATTCCGCCGACTGGGTTCATGTGAGACATTGATCTTGTATCTGTCGGGCTTAGCATTGGGTGGTTTGGATTAACTACTCTTCCAGCAACACCGTTTACAAAATTATTTAATGCTGGAGCAACTGATATAGCTCCTGATTGTGCCTTAGATTGCAATACAGTAAACTCTGCTACTAGTCCTTCAATTGCTGTTTTTAATACTGTTGCTGCTTGTGCATCACTGTAGAATGTTTTCTCAACAAGACTTCCTGCTTTTTGTGCAGCAAGAATTTCTGGAGTAAGCATCTTCCAGCCTTCTCCACCTTTAAACAAAGCTTTAAAGTGAGAAACTCCTTTTATAACGTAGCCAAAGAAGTTGGCAAGCACACCAGTTAACATAATGACTGGTCCAATTACTGCAGTCAGCCCTCCAGCGAATGTTAAAATTTGCTTGATAGGTCCTGGTAAGTTAGTTGTAAAATTAATAATTCCATCAACAACATTAATAAAGAATGTTTGTACCTTAAGGAATTCTTCTCCTATGCCCGCTAGGTCTGCCTTTAATCCTTGTATTGCTCGATTATACTTTCCTGAAGCTGACTCTGTTACCATGCTTAATTCTCGGCTGGCTACATTTGCAAGATCTTGTGAGCTTGCCTTCATTAGATCCATTACCTGTAGCGTTTGGCTTCCTTGCTTTCCAAGGTTTGAAAACAAAGCATTCATTCTTGCAAATTGAAACTTTCCAAATAGCTGTTCAATTGCCTGTTGCTTTTGCAACGGATCAAGACTATCTAAAGCTTCCTGTAAAGCAGTTATTGTTCCTGTTAGATTTCCAGCATTTTGTGTAACTATACCGCCTAAATCAATTCCCATTCCTTTAAATTTTTCTGTAGCAACCTTAGTTGGGTTAATCAAAGACGCAAGAGCAGACTTTAAGGCGTTTGCTCCTTCTGATGCATTGATTCCTCCTTCTTTCATTGCAGTTAAATATAACGCAAGATCTTTAACGTTTCCGCCTAGGCCCATCATAACTGGTCCAGCCTTTGGAATTGCTTCAACTAAATCTGCAAGGCTTGTTGATGTTTGGTTTTCAACGGAGTTTAAAAAGTTAATTGATTCTGAAAGCTGTTCTGTATTTTGTTTAAAAGTTGTTTGAATTGCAAGGGTTGCCTTCATGGCATCCTGTCTATCTACTTCACCAAGTACTGCAAGTCTGCTTGTTTCTTTTACGGAAGAAAGCAATTCATTACCAGTTTTTCCTGTTGCTGCTATGTCTGCAGCAAGAGCAATTGTATCCTTAAAAGAAATTCCGTAGCCTTTTGATATCTCTGCTGCTGTTGCAGAAACTTCTGCTCTTATCTTAGAAAGCTCAGCTGATGATGTTGCTGCTACTCCGCCATAAACCTTTGTTAATCTTGTAAGTTCTGCATCGGCCATTCTAAATGCATCTGCTGCTGCTTTACCAAATGCTGCTAGCGGTACTGTTAGTCCGACTGTTAGCTGGCGTCCTGCCCACTGAGTATTCTTACCCCAGTTAATAAGCTGGACTCCGCCATCTTGAACAACCTTATTTAATATCTGAAGTTCTTGTCTTGCTATAGCCGTTTTGTTTTTTATATTATCTAGGCCTTGTGGTACCTGTACGTTGAACTGCATAAGCCCCTGAGCGTTTTTACCCAGGGGTTGGATGATGGCATTTTGTAGTGCTACTTGCTGTTTAGCAAGATCTCTAACAATTCCACCTGAAGTTTTTGTGTGCTCTTGAAAAGTTCTAAAGTAGTCTTTTAGCTTAAGTTTTCCACCATCAAGACTCTTACCAAACTTTTCAGTATCTGAAGTTAGTGTAACAAAGTGTGTAGAAAACTGCCCAGTTCTTCTCAAATTTTCTGAGAAAGACCTGTTCATTACCGCAACTTGATTTGCAAGCTTTGCGTCTGAAGCAATTAACTGAGCTTGTAGTTTAGATAGTGAGGCTGTAACCTTATTGACATCTGCAATAAGACCTGAGAAATCAGCATTGGCAACTATATTAGTTACAATATTTTCATCAGCCATTTATCTATACATTACTCCTTTGAATAACCTAAACCAGCTCCGATTCCAAATCCTGCATTTGCTGCTAACGAACCTTGTAATGAAAGTATATCATCACCTGATGCATTAATACCTAACGCTTTTCTTTGAATATCTTCAAAGGTTTTTCCTTCTTGAACTTCTTCTTCGTCTTCATCAATATTTATTTCTATACCTTTAAGTCCTGCTGCAAATTTTCTGTCTTCCGACTTTTGCTTCTTAAAGGATTTCAATGTTTGGATTAGCTCTGGCATTGAAAGACTTTCTTCTAGTTCTTCATAATTCTTCCAGTTTCCCAAAAGAAATACTTCACCCTCTAAAGCGGCTAAATCTAGTTCTGACCAGCCAGAACCGCTGCCGCTAGTAGGTTTGGGTCATCCATCTTAATCCCACCGCATACTTCAAGGATGCGATTTATTGTGGGAACATCAAGTGCGTCTTCTAGTGCGTCTCTATCTGCTACTAGGGCTGGAAGTTGCTTTTTCAGCGCAACTGCTACTGCATCAATTAATACATTTAGCGTTTCTGTTTCTGATGTTGAATCTGCCGCACCCTGTAGTGCTGCCATAAATTCTCTAAGCTCTTTAATGCTTAGTGGCTTTAGCTTAACTGTTGAGCCATCTTGCAGTGTAATTTCTTCTACACTATATACTGTATTTGCCAATTTAATCCTCCTAGGATCGTCTTAATTATTATAACATAAAGCATTTACAAGCACAACAATAAAGCCCCCATTTCTGGGGGCTTTATCTAGCTAAAATTAATTAGGCTGGTGTCCAAGTACGGTCAATAATCTTTCCGTATTCTGAACCTGTGTAACCTGCGTCTGGAAGCAAACGAAATGTTACTGGGAATGATGTAGCAGTATTACGTGCAAGTGAGAATTGTGACTGTTGTACAGACAATACGCGACGTGCATAGTAAATACGCTCTGAGTTAGCTGAAGTAGTTGTTGGAGCCTGTCCAATTGCAACTAGCTGGCGCTCTGTTGGTGCAATACCAAGAGCTCCTGCCTCAAGTCCAAGAGTTGATCCTGAATTTGTAAGAGTTGATTGTCCCTGTCCGAAAACAACTAGAACGTTCTCTAGTGTTCCTTCTGCCATTTCTGTTGCGATCATAACTTCCATCGCAGACTTGAAAAGCTTTGCTGTATCAAGCAACTGGTCAACAGTTACTGAATCGTAAGTTGGGTTGTAAGTGATCTGAAGACCATTGTTTGTAAACCCTACGTTACGGTAAGCGTTGTTTGCTGTTGCTTGTGCTGCATCAAGAGTAGTACGATATGAACCTGAAGCTGAGAATACTGGGACGCCATCTTTTGCTGATGTGCCTGCTCTTGCAACTCCTGGCTCTGTATTTTCTACGTAACCTGATACAGTTGAATCTGAATTCGAGATGTAAAGCGGTGAAGCTCCCACAAGAATATTTTTGGCTGAGTTAAATGCCATTGTGTCTTACCTCCTGTTTTAAAAATATATATATATTGTTAAACTGTTTGAAATCTTGGCTGGCTAGGCCTTTCCTCTAAATCTAATTTTAGTGTATAATGCCCTAAAAGGCAAACTAGAGAAATCTGCCGTCTGTGCCCACGTGCCTTGCGTATTTTACCTCAAGTACTACATCGGTTGATAGGAACCCTGCTAGCTCCTCTGAGGGGGATGTAGGGGATATGTCTGCAACAAATATACTGTAGAACTTAAACTTCTGAGATATGCCCGTATATAGGTTTGTATCCCTTGCTGACTCGTCCATTCTTCTATACAGATCCGTCATTAAATTTCTTATTTGATTAATCTCAGATATGTCTGTTGAATATATTGTAAATAGAATTTGCTCACAGCATATTACCCAGTTGTCCTCATAAGACATTCCTATCTTATCGTAAACTATATGCTTCTTCCCGCTCAAGAATTGATTCATTTCTGCCTGTTGCTGTACTGGGATAATTGGAATTAATTCTTCTCCTAAATTATCGCTGTAATAATCTGAAGCCTGAAATAAACTATTAGACTTTAATTGACTCCATAGGTGCTTGCGTAGATCAAGCATGACATCATAATTATAATCCGTTGGCATCTGAACCTCCAAAGGCTGCTGACAGTGCTGCGCCAGCCTGCATGTTTACTGTGTTTGGCGAAAAAGAATATTTAACTTTTTTAATATCAACTGGCAATTTCATTGCTTTGGTAATAGATGAATTAAATATTTGTTGAAATTTTGAATTCTTAATTGATAGGTTTACTAGGTTGCCAGTAAAAAATTGAGCATAGGCTATCTTGTACCTACCAGTGGCTTTTCCGCCTCCTGGTTTTTTAACTGTTACGGGCATACCTTTAGGCATTCTAATAACAACGCCGTCCATTTCAAATACAAGCCTTTCTGCATTCTTAGGCTTTATGGCCAGTGGCATTCCCGCTTCCATAACGGAAGCCTTGTTTGTAAATACGTGTCTTGCCTTGCCAAAATTTGTTGGGACCATTGATTTAGAAGGTTTAAATTCAGAAGAGATTTTAAAAGAAAGACCATCTGTTCCTGCTACCTTTAAATCAAATAATCTTGCTGAAGGTGTGCCAACTTTTTTCCATTCATAAACATGGTGTAATGTTTTAGGATTTGTTCTAGATTGAGAGTCTATATAATTTCCAAAGTCTTTTTTTATTTGATTAAACAAGATACTTTGAAATTTTGATTGAAATTGTTTATTGGTAGTAACTTTTGAAATAACTGATGCCTGATAGTATATGGCTGCTGATATTTGAGCTACTGTACTATCCTGTAAAACTGCACCCTTCGTGCCGCCCATAGTTTTTTGCAAACCGCTGGCTGCTTTAACTAATACGGCGCTAGTATCCAATTGTTTGGTTCTCCGACCTCTTTACAGATGTGTTGTATCCTATGACTGTGCCAAATGGATCAGTCATCGGTGTTGATCCCATTACTTCAAAAACGGTTGCAGTGTCTGTTGGAAAATTAGCCTCTACCCATATTGTATTACCTGATGAATCAGATATGTTTGTAATCTTTTCACGCAATGTAATTCTACTGGTTGTTCTTAATTGTAAGATTTCACTGTTTACATATTTGCTTCCAAAGGATTGATTGCCTCCTGTTGTGGTGGATGAGGTATTAGATATAGAGCCTTTTGCATGGCAGGGCATTGTTCTGTCATACTGCCATTCTTTTTTTAGGGCACCCGTGTTGGGGTCTTGGTAATCAACTTGTTTGTATACATCCATGCTCATAGTTAAAACTGAATCTATAATATTAAACATTAGACTACTACCATTTGATTAATTATATATGGCAATAGAATTTGGTCAACATAAACATTTCCTGTGCCTCTATATGTCTCGGCATTGTATTCAAACTTCCAGTCAAATGTTGATATATTCTTTATGTACTTGTCTCTCCAAACTTTATCCTTTGAGAAGTAATCTTTCATAAGTTCAATTGCTGCAAGCTCAACTTCATCGGGAACACGTTCCCATCCATATCTCCCTGCAACTTTATATACTGAGTCTTTTCCAAATGCTCCGCCTGTAGAGTAATTAATTGATGGGGGAACCATTCCGTTTGCTACATAAACAGTGTTATCTAGCATAGTGGCCTTGTTAACCCTTATTCCAAATCCGCTTTCAGATATGATAGTGTCATAGTTCCAGTTATTCACATTGTTAATGTTATCTAGAAGCAGTATGTCATTCTCGTACAATTCATGTAGATCCGCTAGCTTAAATGGCAACGGTAGAACATCTGCTCCCGCTCCGTACACAGTATGAAGATCATCGTAAAGTGTAAAGACCTGCCCTGTATAATTTTCAATTATCTTTCTGGCATATCTTTCAGCTTCAGCAATTTCAAAATAAGACTTGTAGTTTGGATCAGATGGGTCAGAGCCTAGTCTTAAAACATCTCCAGCCTGCGTGATATCAACATACGGAGTAACTACAAAAAGCTTATGCTCTTTTGTAATCGTAGTTCCTTCAACTGTATATTGCCATACAAGATTAAGCTGTTTATTTCTATTTGTTAATGAGTGTGGAGGATACACTTCGTAAACACCAATGTCTGTTTCCATTTTTGTTGGAGTCAGTGTTGTAATAAGTGTGCCTGGATTAATAGCAGGAGTTATTGCTGGGTCTTCTGTTATGTCATAAACTCTAACAACAGGAAGAGCATCGGCATCCCTTGGGGATCCTTTCCAATAAACCTTGTGCTTTACTGGCGAGTTTGTACCTACTAATATCTCCATTTAATAAAGGTTAAGCGTAGTACTCCTGTACTTCTTTAGGGGTTGCTATGCGGAAACCTTCCTCCTTGTCAAAAATTTTCTGAGCATCTTCTTCTGTCATTGCGATAAAAGGGTGCTCTTTTGTAAATGTAAATCCGACTATATCGTATCTGTGATTTTCTCTTGTCATTCTTACCAGGACTGTGTCTTCTGGGTTGTCTGACTTTGGATCAAATCTAGGAAGGATCTCTTCTGTATCAGCAAACTCTTCAGCTGCTTCTTTAACATCTTTAATTGTCTTTTGGTATACAGACCAGGTTACGCCCTCTTCGGCAAGAGTGGCAATAATATCTGCCTTGTTTTTAATTCCATCAGTATCAACTGCAAAGTCTTCTGCAATCTTTCTGAGTTCTGCAACTTTTAATGTCTCAAATGACATGTTTTCTCCTTTGTTAGGTTCTTTAATTATAGCATTGTTAAATTAAAATGAAAAGCCCCCAAAATTAATTGGGGGCTTTTCTAGGGTTAATTCTAATTAAGAAGCAACCTTAACGTTCTTTACGACTACCCAAGCATCAGCTTGTTCGATCTGGACGCCAACGCGAGTATACATTGTGTACTCGATTGAGTCCTTACGTGGCCAGAAGAAACGGTAAACAGTTACATCACGCTTGATACCAATAACTACGTTATTTGGGAATGTCAAGTGGACGTCTCCGTGTGATCCAGTTGCTGCTGAATAATCACCAGTCTGTGTCTCTGGAAGTAGTGGAACTTCAACAATTGGAATACCAAATGCGAATGGTGCCACATATCCTGCAGGTCCACCTAGTGGTGCAACTCCTCCACGGATTACGCTTGAAGCGATATCCTGTGGAATTGTCTGATTTGTTCCAATGCTGTTAGCATATAGGAAGTCCTGAATCAAGTTTGATCCAGCAAGGAAGCGAAGGTCTCCGCGACGCTGCTTGTACTTACGTGGCATAGCCTTAAGTGCCTTGTTGAATACTTCACGAGATACTGCGGCTCCAGCTGCGTCTACGACGCGACCTGATGTCTTTGCCTTCTTTACAACGCCATTGAATGACTTGTAAAGAGCGTCTCCTGTTAGAGATGTGTCACCGTTAAGTAGAACATCTTCAATGTCATTTCCTGCTTGTGTTGCCATCAAGCGGGCAATGTGATCTTCGAGGTCTGCACCTTCAATGTTGTCTTCTAGAGACTCTGTTGAAAGCTCCCAGTCCATGCGTAGCTTCTTTGTTGTCAAAGAGATTTTTGAGAAAGTTACTGCTGCGTTAACACCAGTGTTGTCTGCCTCTGTTGCAAGCTTCATAAGCTTTTCGCCTACTGACATGCGATCAATTTCTGCTGTGTCTGACTTCAT